TAAACATTTAGTGGATGTTGATAGCAATTATTTAGGTAACTCTCACCCTAAAGGAGAACATCCTCTAGAAGTAGCTACTCCTCAGAGGGAAGTCTCTCCCCATAGTCCTGAAGAATTGCAAAAAGCAAAAGCGGATATGCTTGCACACATCAAGGAGCAAAACTCAATTTTGAAGGGGGCGGTTAAAGCAACGAACCGTGGTATTCCTCAAGGGTGGCTTGATAAGTCTAAAGAAGCTATAGAAAATGCAGCAAATGATGGTGAGTTACATCAAGCTATGCAAGAGGCACATGAAAAGGTTCAAAATGTGCAAAAATATTATAATCAAAATCTACATCTTGGTCGCAAAGAACCCAAATTAAAAACCCCTGAAGAAGGGGAACCTATGCATCCAAAGCCTGAGCCTGAACCTCAGCCCGAAGTTGAGGAGCCTACTCCTGAAGAAGAGCCTGAAGACGGAGAAAAATCCCCAGTAGAAGAAGCTGCTTATGCATTAAATAGGGCTATGGATTCCAAAGACGCAACATCTGTACTTGAAGCCCAAAAGAATTTACAATCCGTAGAAGAGGACATGGGACTTGGAAGTATAACAGCAGAGAGTGGCTCTGCCCAGATAGATAAATATGATACCTTAGTAACAACTCTTTTGAGTCAGGAAGCTGCTGACTTCCATGTATCAGGCCAACCTTTAGATAGCTCTTTTAAGAACTGGCCTGGGAAGGAAGAACCAGAGCCTGAAGACGAAGAGGAAGAAGAGGCTGAAGAAGAACTTGAACTGCCTGATGAAGAGGGAGAGTTACCATCAGACACAGAAGAAGAAGAACCTGAAGTCGATGAACTGCCTTCAGTTGAAGATGAATTAGATACCGTTGATGATGCAGCCGATAGCATAGACAGACAAAAGGCTGAAATCATGCAGGAGGTATTTGGGCGTGACCAAGACAGTTCGGATGCTAAGAAATACAGTAAATTCTTAGACAAACAGAAGCCCGAAAAAATTGACTCTTTGCATGAGAAACATGTAATTGGTAACATTGAGAAAAAGGCTTTGAAAGCTAAGGCTGATAAAGTTAAACAAAAGGTACAGGCACAAAAAGACGAAGAGAAAGCTGCTGCCAAAGAAGAAACTGATAAGGCTAAAGCTGACGAGAAACAACAAAAGGAAGAGGATAAAACTTCTCAGAAGGAAGCTGATGCCCTTCCTCATAAATCTAGTGAAATTGATAAGAAAATCAAAGATGGTCAAGATGCCAAACAGATGGCTAGGGAGAATATGATTCATCAGCATCAGCATGAAGATAATATGTCTCCAAAGACTCAAAAAGATTATGAAGAAGCTCATAATAAATTTGAGGCTGCGGGTGTAGACATGGATGAATTAATTGCTGAAAAAGATGAACATGGCGATAAATATGGTTCCGAAGAACATCTAACATCTGCTATGGATAAAGATGCCAAACAACAAGACGAAGCTGACCATTATGACAAGCACATAAGCAGCGATAATTATGAGCATCGCAAGAACAGGGAGAATTCCTTTAGGGCTGGTCAACCTGGGAAATTTACTGAGTTTGATGAAGAAGGTAATCCATCCAAAGACTTACATCATAAACTAGACCAGTATGGAGAATCTTCTCTACAAGAGCATGAACATGGGAAAGGGCCAGAGAAAGAGAAGGTTCATTCTGAAACTGGTGAGGAGTTGGGCGAAGGTACTGCACATTCAGAAGGTGGAAAAGCTGACGAGGATGCGCTTGGACAAGGCCCACCAGACCCAGAAGTAGCCCGAAGAAAAATGTCAGAAGGCTATATTTGGCATGAAGAAACACGTAGTTGGATGTTGAAAGAAAATATGAAGACTCTTAATTCAAATCATGGCCCGAAGGGGGCAAGCATGATTCATGGGGGTTCTTCCGCAGGAACTAAGCCTGGTCAAATGGTGAAACCGTTTGCTTTAAATGAAGACGGTTCTACAAGCGATAACCACTTTGTTGTGAGTCATGCTGGTGTCCATAAAGTAGGGACTCCCTCTTCCAAGCCTGGAAGTTTCTCTAGTAACCAGCATACAACTGAAGCTGCTTTAGGTCACGCTTTGAAAGATACTAAAACAGGGCCAGGCGGTGTCACACATCTAGGGAATGATGCTTTGGGCCTGGGTGGTACTTTGGGCAATACTGGATTAGGAACGGCTTCTAATCATATTAATCCTGCTCCAAAGCCGAAGGGAATGACTGCTGCTGCTGGAGCTAACATTGGTGGGGCAATAGATAAATTAAAAGACATGCTTAATTTAGAAGATATAGAAGAATCTGCGGTAGATAAACTGTACGTAAAATATAAGTAACATAGTATAATAATATATGCCTATTAAACAAAAGGGTAATGAATGGTACTGGGGTAAGAAAGGCCCGTTTCCTTCTCGCAAGAAAGCAGCAGAAGTAGCACAGGCTGCATATTCGACTGGACACTTACAGAAGATTGAAATGGGAGCAGCTATTCAAGGTGGGGTTAAAAACCCTTCGGCAGCAGAGTTGTGGAGGGGTCAGACCGAAAGGAAGCCCAATAATAAAAAGAGGGATAATATGAATTCGTATAAAGATTTACAAAATTTTTATAAAGAAGAATATGATTTAGAGAAAGCCCAAAAGGTGGAAAACCCTTGGGCTGTAGCTAGGGCTATTGTAGATGGTAAATCAGGCCGTAAAAAAGGTAACCCAGGCCACCAAGAAGCCCTGTGGGGAGATAAAGTTGACCCGAATGCCAGTGAGGAAGAAAAACGTTCTATGATGGGCAAGATTGTGGCTGGTATTGAATCTAATAAATGGAATAAAATGGTTAAAGAGTTTGTGGAAAAAGCTACCTCAGGCAGTTACATTAAAACTGGCGCAGGGTCACATCTGTCGATACCACCTCGACCTGGGGAGATTTATAATGCTCAGACCCATAGATGGCAGAAACGAGAGAACATGGGTCAAGTATACCAGAGTTCGCATGGTGAAAAACGGCACAGGTCTTTGGATGTAGGTTCTAAAGGTTCCAAGACCGTCAGTGGGCATGGTAAAGGCCAAGTCCGTGAAGTTTATGCAGGACGCAAGAATGTTGAACGTGGAGAACGTTTAGAGCCAGGCCATGACCTCAAAGATTCTAAGCATAAAGGCAAAGACTCTAAGCACGAAGACAAAAAGAAAGCTCATCATAGCAAGCCCGTTCATAAAAATCTCTCAGATAGAGGCCATAAAGAAGTAATAGAGAAAAAAATGGGTGGAGCTATGGGAGCTTTAGCAGGCTGGTGGTTAGGTGGAGAGATTCAAGAGATTATTCAGGGCAATAGTCAGCCTACTCCTGCCCAACAGAGAGAATTTGAAAGGCAAATCCAACGTCAAATGAGGCGTGGGATTAAAAAAGATACATCTAGTTTAGAGGCTTTGCAGACGTTTTATTCAGATGCAAACGATACTTATATAAGACGCACTCCAGTAAAAAATGGAGTAGTTACAGATTAAAGGAGTTTAGATTATGCCAGCTAAAAAGAAAGATACAGAAGAGGAAGTTGTGGAAAACACACCGAAAAGACATATCGCAGAAATTGTATTGAGTAGGGAACCATTGCAGAAGGATTTGTATGTAGGGTCATATGTATATAGGGATGCTACAGATACTCTAGTATTAGAGGACGCTAATCCAGGCTGTGCTTCCGATTTAGAAGGGTTAATGGTGGGTGATTTAAGCATTTCTGATGAGTTGGGGGGAACATCGTTTGTTTCCGTAAACGAAAGCCCAAGAGATTGGGTAATCAATTCAATTAACTCAAACGAATTTTCAGGCCACCCTTACGGCATTGGTAGAGTGTTTAATTTAGATGAAGCTGAATAATTTTTTACAGAAAACTGAGACAGTAAAACCTCAAAGACGGGTGTTTTCCCTAGACAATGAGGCCAAAGACGAGAGATACAACAAACAAATAGAAGAATTAGAACAGAAATTAGAGCATTACGAGGCGTTAGACCAGACCTTTGAGGAATTAAAAAGGACTACCTCACGGTTGCAGGAGTCTCATACAGATTCCAATGTTCAGCTAAGCAAAGCCGAAGAGAGAGTTAGCATCCTAAACTTAGATTTGGAGCAAGCTCAAAGTCAACTCAATCTTATTCCTAAGTTTGAGGAGACAGTAAAAGGTTTGGAGGGGTCTTTATCCGATAAATCTAATGAATTAGATAATATGCATAAAGTAGCTCACCAACAAAGCTCTGATTTAATAGCTTTACGTTCTCAGGTAGAAGGATTAAAAAACGAAAATACGCAATTAACGACTCAAACAGAGGAATCAGTCAGCCATTCAATCTCAGCAGAGAATGAATTGGCCTCGATTAAGGATACATTTGAGACTCTTGAAACTAATATGAATAATTTTGGACGGGAAAACCTTGAATTTAAGAAAGAAGTTAGTGAACTGAAGGATTTAGCAGTCTTCTGGGAAAACGAGACTAAAGAATCTACGATTAGAATTGTTCAATTAGAGGAACTAGAGAGCAGATTACGGAAATGGATTAGTGATTGCGAGGTTTCGATTAGTAAAAGCACCTCCAAATCTAAAGGTGCTACTAAAGCAAACGAAGGATTGACACAAACGGTGGCTGAAATGGGAACTACAATTGACGAACTTATGAAAGAACTCTCATATGTAAATATGGTTAATGCTGAGTATAGAAAAGAAATGTCTAAACCTAGATATACTTCGGCAGGAGCCATTGCAGCGCAAGATGGGTTCGCTTTCCCCTTATCTAAGGAGAACTTACGTACTAAATTTTTGGGAAACAGCTCACCTACTTTATTAAAGTTCAGTGAGAAGGAGAGTATTTAATGTCTACGAAACCTATTTGGCGACAGGAAATTGAATTACTGCAAACTTATAGTAAACATAAGTCATTTACGTTTACTACTGATGGTGCTTCTGCTGAAAACGCCATTACTTTAGCTGGTAATATGGAAGAATGTAATAAAATTTCTTTCGTAGTAGAATTGGCAGATGCTTATGTGGAATTTGATGATGATGCATCTGCAACGACCATGCTTATCCCTCAGGATGAAGGTTATTTTGATAGCGATATTTACATCGGTCAGAGAATCAGTATTATGAGGACTTCTGGCACAGATGTTCGTATCCGTGGAATTTTATGGGGGAGATAAACCATGCCGTTACGGAGTAAGAATCAAAAACATACTCAATTTTTAACTGGTGTTACTTCGGTATCAATTGGATTCGGGGAAATAGATTCCAATGCTATAGATACTGACTTATCAGATGGGGTTAACCAGTCCCATTCCCAATTAGCATCTTCTAAAGCAGTCAAAGATTACATAGATGGGGCCATTACGGTAGCTGCAATGGAAGATACTACCATTGCTAGTATAGGAGACAACCATAATCTTCAATATGATAGTGCCACTAGTAAGTGGGTTAACAAAACTTACATAGATTTCTCTAAAATTTCAGCCCCTTCTGACCCTGGTAATGAAGAAGGGCGAATGTACCTTAAACAAATTGATGCTGCGAATAATGCGTTGGCTATCAAAATACAAAAAGCAGGAAATATAGTTGAAGTGGAGCTAACTTCGCCAGGATGTGTCTGCGAATGTGGGAGTACAGATGGAGCTAAAGACCCATTATACGACTTTCCTAGGGGTAAAATGGTCGTTGAACTTTATTGTGGGCATTCCTATGAAATGGATATTCCCAATTTGAGGAGAATACAGTAATGGCGATTACATATTACGCTGGTAATAGATGGACAGGAACGGCTTCTGACCGTGCAGGGTATACTACTACTAATCTAGTAGCAGGGTTAACATTTCTTGAAACTGATACAGACGATTTGTATCAGTGGGATGGAGATAGCTGGAATATTATTGCTGGGGATGCAATTGCACAAACCCTAGTTAATAAAACTTTAACTAGCCCTGTTCTGACTACTCCTCAAATCAATGATTCAGCTACTGACCATCAGTATATATTTGCTGCTGGTAATCTTGCAGCCGATAGAACAGTTACTTTACCTGTATTGACTGGAAATGATGGGTGGGTTTTTGAAGCTCATGCTCAAACATTGACTAATAAAACCATTGTAGCAGGCAGTAACTCCCTTAGCGGTGTTGTGAATGCGAACCTCAGCGGGTCTGCTGGCATTACTAACGCTAATTTAGCTAATTCTACGTTTACTGTTGCTGCTGAAACTGGCTCCGCTGACCCAGTTGCCTTAGGAGAAACACTTACCTTTACGGCTGGAGAAGGTATAAATACTTCAGTAGGTTCAAATGCTATAACTATCGCTGGTGAAGATGCCTCAGCCAGTAACAAAGGAGTTGCCAGTTTTGATAGCAATGATTTTTCAGTATCCAGTGGTGCTGTTACCATTAAAAGCGGTGGAGTTACCAGTACTCAACTTGCTGGTAGCGTTGCTAACGCTAAATTGGCTAACAGTGCCATAACTATTGGTGGTACGTCTACCTCTTTAGGTGGTACAATAACTGCTTTAACTGCTTTAACAGACTTGGATTTAACTGCGGGGAACAAAACCATTTTTGATACGGTTGGGGGGAATACTCTAACGGTAGGTGCTGCCAGTACCACAGTGGTTATTGCTGGCAATCTTACAGTGTCAGGCACACAGACAATGGTTTCTAGCAACACCGTATCTATTGGCGATGCCTTAATACTTCTCAATAGCGATGAAGACGGTACTCCGAGCCATGATTCAGGGTTGATTATAGAACGAGGAACATCTGCTAACGTAGGCTTTATTTGGGATGAATCGGCTGACCAATGGGCTGTAATTAATACAGATTCCACGGCTACTGAAACAGGAAACGTAACCATAGCCAGTTATGCGGGATTCCAAGCAGCAGCTATAGTAGGGACTACTTTAACAGGAACACTACAAACCGCTGCCCAACCTAATATAACTTCCATAGGAACGGTAGCAAGTGTAACTTCTGGTGGGGCTATAACTGCTGGTGGAGTAGTTGATATAACTGACGGGTCAAATTCGGCTCCCGCACTTACGAATACTGGGGATACAAATACTGGACTATATTTTAGTGCTGCTGATACAGTAGATATTACAGTTGGTGGAACTAGAACTGCTACAGTTACTGCGGGAATACTGGATATATGGAATGGAGGAACGGCCTCTCAGATACGCTTGTATTGTGAAACAAGCAATGCTCATTATGTTTCACTTCAATCTCCTCCCCACGCTAATTTTTCAGGTAATGCTACTCTAACTCTACCCTCTGCTAGTGATACGTTAGTAGGTAGAGCTACTACAGACACACTGACTAATAAAACCTTAACGGCTCCAAAAATAGCTAATGCTGGATTTATTGCAGACGCAAATGGAAATGAAGCTATTATTTTCGCTACTACGTCCAGTGCAGTAAATGAAGTAACTGTGACAAATGGAGCTACGGGGAATCCAGCCCAAATAGCAGCCAGCGGAGAATCGAACATAGGTTTGAAAATTGCTGGTAAAGGTACTGGCGGTGTTATAATTACTAACGCAACTGCCAATGGAGCTTTCTTAGAGTTTGACACTAAGGCTGCTCCAGCAGACCCTTCTGCTGAAATGGCCCGAATGTATCTTAAACAGGTTGATGGCAATAATAACGCATTAGCCGTTAAAATTCAGAAGGCAGGGACAGTTAGAGAAGTGGAGATTACTTCACCTAAGGCCGTTTGTGCGGTATGTGGAAGCAAAGATGGGGCAACAGACCCAACTTATGACTTTGCCCGTTCTACGATGATTGTAGAGCTTTGGTGTGGGCATTCCTTTGAAGTACCAATGCAATGGAGTCAAATAAATGGCGATTAGATATTTAGCTGGTAATAGGCAAACTGGATTAAATAGTGATACTAAGGCTTCTTCTAATATAGTTTTAGGAACTACATTCCATGAAACTGATACCGATGATTTATATATCTGGGACGGGGATTCGTGGAACATAGTTGCGGGAGACAGCATAGCCCAAACTCTGAGTAATAAAACTTTGGGTACGCAGTTACTTGTAACCGAGTTAGGGTCTAGTCCTGGCACACCTTCCTCTGGATTCGGAACCATATACGCTAGAGATAATAATAAGTTGTATTTCAAGGCTGATGATGGGACTGAATCCGATTTAACGGCTGGTGTAGGTTCTACGGGGTCAATTTCAGGAGCTTCAGATACAACGTTTACTTCTGTTAATGACGCAGCTTTAATCCTATATGATAGTAATACTGTTACGTGGCGTGATGCTGATATGTCTGGTATAGCCACTATAAATGACGTAGGGGTACTAACTGCACATAACAATATTATCACAAGTCAAACGGGTGAAGCCACTGTTAATAACAGTAATGATTTCGTATTAATTTATGATGGTTCTGCCGATGCGCTAAGAAAAATGTCTGTCTCTAACTTAGTTGCTGGTGGTGTTAGTGTAGATACTCTAGCACTTTTGAACGATACTACTATAGCTAGTGTATCTTCTGCCCAAGTAATTATTTATGATGGAACAGATTCCTGGGATAATAAAACAGTTTCTGGCGATATAAGTATAAATACTTCTGGTGTAACTGCCATAGGTAGTGGTGTTATAGTAAACGCAGATGTGAATGCTTCAGCAGCGATTGCAGTCTCTAAATTAGCTGCGAGTACAATTACCATAGGTGGTACTTCCACTACTTTAGGTGGGACGATTACGGCCCTTACAGCTTTAACTGACCTTGACTTAACGGCTGGCAGTAAAACTATTTTTGATACAGTTGGGAATAATACTTTAACTATTGGAGCAAGTAATACAACTGTAAATATAGCTGGTGATTTAACCATAGCAGGCGATACAACCACTGTTAATACTGCAACATTAAGTGTTGAAGACCCGTTGATAATTTTAGCCAGTGGTAACAGTGCTGCTGATAGTGTAGACATAGGCATGTACGGTCTATACGATACATCTGGTTCTCAGGATTTGTACAGTGGTTTATTTAGGGATGCCAGTGATTCGGGGAAATGGAAATTATTTAAAGATTTGCAAGCAGCCCCAACAACTACTGTAAATACTAGCGGTACTGGATATGCTGCTGGTACATTAGTAGCTGCTCTAGAGGGTAATGCTACTACGGCAACTACTTTAGCAACAGCTAGAACTATTGGCGGTACATCTTTCGATGGTTCTGCTGCTATAGTTCCAGCTACCATTACGGTAGCTGATACTACAGATTCTACTGCTTTTGTAGGATTGTGGGAAAGTGCTACAGGAGACTTGGCTCCTAAAACTGATGCAGGGCTTACATACAATGCTGGTACTGGTACGTTAACTGCTACTGCCTTTGTAGGGCCAATAACAGGTAACGTAACTGGTAACGCTTCAGGAACAGCAGCGACAGTTACTGGCGGGACGCAAGCCTCAATTACGTCTGCTGCTAACTTAGCTACAGTAGGTACAATTGCTACAGGCGTGTGGAATGGTACAGCGATTGTCCAGGCATATATTGGTGCTGAAGCTATAAATGAAGCTAAAATGCAGATATCTAATGCTGGTAGTGATGGGCAATTTTTATCCAAACAATCTGGTAATACGGGTGGACTAACTTGGGCCACCCCCGATGCTGCTTCAGAATCCTTTGCCATTGCAATGGCAGTCGCATTATAAGGAGTAATAATGGCTACAGAGTTTAAAAGAGCAACAATGGGAGATGTTCCTACTACCGCATTACCAAATACAAGTAATGCTAACAGTGATTTATATACAGTGCCTGCCAACTGCGACACCGTTGTAATTGGGTTGTTGTTAACTAATATTTCCGCAGGGGCAATTGTAGTGGATGTCTTGATTGAAGGTCAAAGTGGTCAGGGTGACGATGTTTACCTCGTTAAAAATGCGGATATCCCATTTGGCAGCGCATTGGAAGTTATATCAGGAAAAGTAGTTCTAGCCAATACAGGTTCTGGCACGGGGGATACGCTCCAAGTTAGATGCCAGACTGGGGCCACACATTTAGACGCAGTTGTAAGCATATTAGAGAATACATAAACGGAGGATAGATGAGACATACTCATTACGTAGTTGTAGCCTATGAGGAATCAGGGGAAGGTATGGGTGGTGTAGAAATTTTTAGGGGGCAAGTTACACTTGATTTGATTGTGAATAACGAGGAAGAAGCTATTTCTAGGGCGCAGAAATTAGTGGAAGGACGCAAATGGTATCGTGTAACTGCTATTTTTGAGCATGACCCTAGTTTAGAAATAGCTGTAGCCCCTGAAATTGCGGTAAATGGAGTATAATATACTATGGGGAAATTAAATCTAAGTCTTATAGCTACGATAGTTCCACTTATCATAGTGGGTATAGGGTTGATTGGGTGGGTACTCTCTTTAAGAAGTGATGTTACAACTACGGTTGGGCAATTAGAAGCTATACAGGAAGAGGCAGAAACTTTGCAAGAACGGATGAATGCATTAGAAAAGAGTATTGCAGTTGCAGATGACCAGATGAAGACCATCATGGGTGACCATATGGGATTCAATGATGTGTTACAAGAATTAGGAAAATCTGGACTTCTCCCTTCAGGAGAACGCAGAGCCTACGGGGGATATTCAAATTAAAGGGGTAATCTAAAATGCCATATATAGCTAATCCGTTAGAAGGTCTACCAATACGGAGTTCTTTCATTCTAGACCAAAGTAGTCTAGGGGCTGCCCCTGCTACAGATGATACCCTCATTATCTATGACTTGTCGGGTACACAAGTAAAGCAGTTAACTGTTGCAAATCTGTTCGCTGCTCCTGCTATTACAGGAAACGCTACCGCTGTAACACAATCTGCTAGTAATAACTCCACTAGAATCGCAACTACGGCCTATGTAGATGCTGCTACAGGCGCATTAAATACTGTATCTGAAATGACAGATGTAACCATTACTTCAATTGCTTCTGGGGAAGTGTTGAAATGGAATGGCTCTGCTTGGATAAACCAGACGCTGGCAGAAGCGAATATTCTTCCTGTTGCTGGCCCCACCTTCACTGGTGTTCTTACGGTTGGAAGTGCTGTCCTTTCAGAAGCGGATTTAGAGCAGATAGATGATTTGACTGCTGGAACAGCGGTTGCTTCCAAAGCCCTGGTGGTGGATGGTAACAAAGATATAGGAACTCTTAGAAACCTGACTATAGATGGCACATTCTCTGACGGTAACTATACCTTTGATACCAGCGGTAACGTATCTGGATTAGGTACAATTGGTTCTGGAGCAATTACGTCTTCTGGTGTTATAACTGGTTTAACTATAGAAGCAACTGGCGATACTGCTGCAAGTGATAATGCTGCAATAGGATATACAGCAGCAGAGGGATTAATTTTAACTGGTCAAGGTTCAACCAATGATATTACCATTAAAAATGATGCTGATGCCACTGTTATGTCCATTCCAACAGGCACTACAGGTGTAACTTTTGCAGGAACCGTAGGGTCTGGAGCAATCACATCTACTGGAGTTGTTACAGGAACAGGGTTTACGATTGGAAGCGCAGTAATTAACGAAGCTGATTTAGAGCGGATAGACGATTTAAGTGATGGTGTTGTCGTTGCTTCTAAAGTTGTTACGGTGTCTGCTGATAGACATATACAAACTATTGGAAACCTAACAATAGATGGCGTATTTACCGATGGTAATTATACCTTTGATACAAGTGGAAACGTTACAGGATTAGGGACTATTACTGGTGGAGCCATCACTTCGTCAGGAATTATTAAGACTGATAGTACTACTAATGCAACGTCAATTACGGATGGCTCCCTTCAGACAGATGGTGGACTAAGTGTGGCTTTAGATGTCATTATTGGTGATGACGTAACACTTATCTCCGATGCTGCCATATTGAATTTTGGTGTAAACTCAGATGTAAATCTGACTCATGTACACGATACAGGATTATTGTTAAACAGTTCTCGTAAAATACAGTTTGGTGATGCTGGTACATTCATTCATCAATCGGCTGACGGTGTTCTCACCATAGAATCCGATACTACTGTAGACATTAATGGTGCTGTAGTCTTTGATGGAGCATTATCTGGTATTACAACTCTTGGTGCGTCTGGGATTATAACGGCTGGTGGATTTACGATTGGCAGCGCAGCAATTGCTGAAGCTGAGCTAGAAATGTTGGACGGTATTACCGCAGGAACTGCTGCTGCATCTAAGGCGGTTGTTCTGGATGCCAGTAAGAATATAGCAACCATCGGTACTATTAGTGCTGGTACTACTACAATAGGGTCATTAGTAGTAGCTGCTGCAAGCATTACAGATACCTCAGGAGCTATAACATTTGGTAATGAAAACCTGTCTACTACAGGTACTCTAGCTGCTGGTACTACCACAATAGGAACACTTACCGTAGCTGCTGCTAGTATCACTGATAGTTCGGGAGCAATATCTTTCGGTGACGAAAACCTTACAACTTCAGGAACTATTTCTGCGGGAAATCTAACTGTGACGGGTACTACTACAACAGTTAACTCTTCTGTTATGACAGTTGTAGACCCAATCATCCATTTACAGACTGCCTCTGGCGGTGGAAACCTATCATCTGATACGAATAAAGATGTAGGGTTGATGATGGAATATTATTCAGGGTCTGCTAAACAAGCATTTCTTGGATTTGATGATTCTGCTGCTAAATTAACCTTTATTCCAGATGCTACCCTCAGTTCTGAAGTAGTTTCAGGGTCTGTGGGAACTATAGTAGCTAATTTAGAAGGTACTGTTACAGCCAGCGGTACTATTAATATGAATACACAAGATATAGATAATATCAGGTCAGCTACATTTATAGCGGAAGTAGATAATGGTAACAGTAGTACATCAGATACTGTAGATTGGGGTGCTGGACAAAAGCAAAAGTCTACTTTAACGGGTAACTGCACATATACATTTACGGCTCCTGATGGCCCTTGTAACCTTATGTTTAAGCTTATACAAGATGGCACAGGGAGTAGAACAGTTACTTGGCCTAATACGGTTAAATGGGCTGGTGGTGTGGCCCCCACGCTGACAACTACTGCTAGTGCTACAGATGTAGTAGCTTTTTATTTTGACGGGACAAATTACTATGGTTCTGCTCAATTAGCGTTTGCTTAAACTAAAGTAGAGGTAAAAATATGCCAGCAATACCTGAAGGTGTAGGCGTTTGGTGGCCTGCATCACATGGCTCAATTCCATCTGGATGGACTCGTAACACGAACTTTGATACTAGATTTATTAAATCACAGTCTGGTAGCACTGACCCAAATAGTAATGGTGGTTCAGGTACTCACAATCATAGTGCGGGTGGTAACCACACACATACCGTAGATGGGCATACACATACTGGAAATACCAACGCTAACACCCAGACCTCTGGAATTGTTGGAGAGTGGACAACATATTTTTCTGCTGCATCACATACACATGCATTTACTCTGCCGAGCCAAACTGGTAACCTTGGTACTGGTACTGGTTCCTGGGCAACTGGAACCCATGAACCAGAATCTCATCTTGCCATATACATCGAGAGTGATGGTACTGGTGATGGATTCCCCGCTGGCTGTGTAGTGTACTGGAATACTTCTTCTGCGCCTAGTGGATGGAGCCAACATTCTGGCACTACAGGTAGACTTATTAGAGGCGCAGCAGGAAGTAGCGGAAATGGTGGTGCTGATGGCCCTGGCTCAACAAACCATACACATACAGCTAACGCCCACAGTCATACACAAGCAACCCATGAACATGGTACTGGTACTTCTGGCAACGCCAGTGCTACTTTTCATGGTGTTTCCCCTTATGGGTATGTACATTGCTCTCCCCCTTCAGGTCATACTTTTGACCCACCTAATGCTATTACGGATAGTGGTGTACAGAGTGTTGCTGGAGGTGCTTCTGGAAATGCTAATAATACTGAGCCAGCTTGGTATAGACTTGGAAATATCACTAACTCCTCTGCTGGTTGGCTTGAAAATGCTATTTGTATGTGGCGGGGAACACTAGGCAATATTCCCGATGATTGGGTTCATATGAATACAGCAAGTGGGTCAGGCGAAAGTGCAACCATTGACCTACGGGGTAAGTTCATTAAATCGGCTAATAGCAGTTTAGGTGGCATTGGGAATACTGGTGGGAGTGCAGGCCATTCTCATTCTGCCCCAGGTGGGCATGACCACGATTCTCCCCATGTACATGCTGGAGTAACTTTTGGGGCTGCGGGAGGACTTCAACACCCCCATAACTGGTATGCTTATGCTGCTTCTTCGGGCCATACTCATCCTAACGCAGACTCAGACGCAGCTACTCCCAATTCTAGTAGCGTTGCAGAGCCAGCACCAGGTAATACGGCAGACACTGAGCCAGTGTTTAGAACAGTAGCTTTTATACGTTCACCTGAGGAGCCTGCTAGTGGTGGATGGGCGATGCTTGGAGCGAATTTTTAATCTAGAGGAGAGTTTAGATGGAGCCTGTTACCATTACATTTCAACGTGACCCTGTTTGGGAGTTTATAGAACCGATTGTTCCAGCTTATCAAGCAATGCCAAATTGGTACAAGGATGCTAAAGCTGCTATCACAGAGTTGCCAGTGTACGATAGTTCAAGACTCACTTTTAAGGCTTGTCCAGCTATCATGGATGGTTTCTCCCAAGGGTACATACTCCCCCTTTGGGCAGATGTTTGGGTAGAACCAAAGGAAGGTAGTGATGACCCTTCCTTTTGGTGGGATAGACGTTTACAAGAGTCGGCAGAAGATAGAAAAGTTGTGACTCCCCATAATCCTTGGCAAACACAAGATTTGAAACCCTTTAAAGACATGTCCAGTTCATCCATAGCATGGAAACTGAATTCTCCTTGGCTAGTTGAAACTCCCAAGGATTATTCAATGTTAATGATACCTCCTTTGAATAATAGGGATAGTAGATTTGAACCTGTAGCTGGTGTAATATGTACAGATGACTTCACTACGTACATAAATGTCCCATTGATATGGAAAGCACCTCCAGGGTATTCAGGTTTAATCAAGAAAGGAACTCCGCTATTACAAATGATTCCATTTAAGCGAGAAAACTTTCAGCACGAACTTGGATTAACATCGGATGATGGAAAAAGACTTCTTCAGAAGCACGATGCCTGTTTCCGTGGGATTGCCTCTCATTTTCAGAATGGGTACAAAAAGCTTTTTCATAAATCTTCGGCAAGTAAATGAATATACTAAAAACAATGGGAGAAGCAAAGCATGGAACATGAACTGGAAGATATAAAAGGTACTGTAATTGAATTTTATACAGCAGAGACTCAAGTTGATGTTTTACCGCCTCCTGTACCCTCAGTTAAAATGATGCCAGCTTGGTGGTATAACGCAAGTAGACATGTAGGAAATGAGTGGGAGGAGGGCAGTCCTGCTCCATCCCCAACCACCTTTAAACAGTGTCAACCTTTTACGGATGTATTACGCACAGGGTATATGATTCCTTTGTGGCAGGATTTTTCTTACGGAAACGTAAATCCAAACTCCGATATCCCTCAGATTGAAATTGATTGGGGGAAAGGCAGATATCCGTTTCCTGCTGATGCTGCTAGACACATGGAATTGGATAACCCAATAGCCCATAAAGATTGGGATAGTTGGGCAGAGATTGAGGGAGTAAAAGAGGGTATAATCCCCAACGCATCTTTTTCCTTTACAAATCCGTGGATTATTAGAACGCCCCCTGGTTACTCTTGTTTGTTTACGGCCCCCATTAATGGAGAAGACCCTAGAATTAGATTGTTTTCGGGAATTGTTAACACAGATACATATTTTAATTCAGTGAATTTTTTCTTTGGGATGAGAAAAGAAGCACCCCCACACGGGATTCTTAAAAAAGGTATGCCTCTAGTCCAAGTTATTCCTTTCAAACGAGAAGAATGGACTTCTGTAGTGAAACCTATAAAACTAGGTAGTCCAGAATTTAATCATCGCATAAATGTTATAACAGAAATATCATCGGTTATAACTGGTGCTTATAAATCACAGCATGGGTGTCCCGTAGTCTTTAAATAAAAACTTGACAAAATCCACAAATTAGTGTATAATAGATAGTAGACGAACATAGGAGTATAGTATGGCTGAGATAAATTTGGACGTAGATTTGACGCAAGTGAACGCACAAATAGAAGATTTAGTTACACAGTTAAATAAATTGAACGCAGACCGAGAACAGCTAACTCAAAGTATACACAATCTAAATGGTATAGCTATGTATCTTAGAGGCAAGCAGCAGGAAGGCGGTGAACACGTAGATGAAATCGTAAACGAATATCCACCCGATGAAGTGGAAAAGGATGATTAATGGCTACTGCTGCTGGCGCAGAATTTACCAGTGTCTTTACGTATAATGGTAGTGCCTATACAGACGTATCTCTAGAAGCACAATCTCCAGCAGGAACGTCCTTTGCCATTTTAGGTGGGGCTTCCCATTACTTGTATTTAGGACATAATTACAAGTTTGATTTGGCTGTGTTTGATGTAGATACGGCTGGTAGTTTAGGTGCGTTAACATGGCAATATACGAATGATAGTGGCGGTTGGACAACCTTCATCCCAGGTTCAGCTAGATATGAACTTGACCCTGATGATGAACAAGGAGTTCAGTTTGATTTTGGTGAGGATGGAGCCGAAACATTTCCACCAAACATATTAGCTGGTTGGTCAACATTAACCGTAAATAGTTCAAATGTATACTGGGTGAGAGTATCTACGGCTAGTTCACAAACTGCTCCCACCATTAAACGTATTCAAATGCGTCCTTATTCAGCGTATTGTACTCCTCAAGATGTGTTTAGAATGTTGCAGTTAGGCAATGTCACAGGCACAACTGATTTCACTACGAGTACAACACCTACTAAAGAAACTGTAGAACAATATATTATGGAAGCTCAATCGGTTGTAGATTTTACCACTAGAAAGAGTTGGCGACCAAATTACGTAGTTAATGAATACCAATCATTTAATTTGAATGGTTTTAAATTAGATAAACCAGACCCCTATAAAATACTCAAGTTAGAGATATGGAATGGGGCAGGCTGGGATAATAAAAGACAAGGAAGAACTAAAGATTACTTTCTAGTACCAGATACAGGCATGATTCAGTTCTCTCGTTATTTCCTGTTACCAGCGAGATTTACATCGTATAATGCTCCTGTATGGCGATGGGGTGGTGGTGAATTCACTATGCCCGTCAAGGTAACATATTTAGCTGGACGAGATATACAAACGGATATAAGGCAAGGTGGCATCGTTCAAGATTGCACTAAAAAATTAGCTGCCATTGATGTGATGCGTGATGCAGACTTCGGAAATCTAGTTGTAAGCGGTATGGATAGAATCCAAATGCAGCAGAGAGTAGATGGTTGGAGTCAGGAAGTCGAAGATAGATTAGATAGTTTAAGAGCATTTGAGGTGTTTTAATATGGAACGTAAAGATATACATGAAAAAATTCTATATCCTGTAACTAGAGTTAGGGCTTCCGATTCTGGTGGTAGTGGGGTATTGGTTTACAGTGAACCTGACCCACAGAATCCAGACCAATACATAAATATAGCTTTAACTTGTCAGCATGTAGTTGATAAGAATATCATCGTGAAAGATGAGTGGGATGCTGTGTTGAAGCGTGATATTAAACGGGATATTATGCAAGAAGTTAACGTAGAAATATTTGATTATGATGGGAGTAAGATTGTTTCTGCAAACTCTACGTCTTCAGAAATTATTGCTTACGATAAAAACCATGATATAGCTGCGGTTAAGTTGAATAACACTAGAAAGATGAATTATGTATCGACTGTTATTCCTAGAACGGAAATTGCAGATTTACATATTGCAGACCCTGTATGGGTTAGTGGTTGTTCATTGTTGCATGACCCTTTCCCAAATGCTGGTACATTGACCTCTTTGAGGGAAATGATTGACCAGAAGGCTTACATAATGCAGAATGCTCCTAGCATTTTCGGTAACTCTGGTGGCGGGTTGTTCCACGGTGTTACTGGGCATTTATTGGGATTGACCTCTCGTATTACTGTAACTCAGATGGGGTTTGGTATGGATGTTCAATCTTGGATGGGGTTCAGCACACATCCTGAAAGGTTGTATGAGTTCTTTGACCATCAGGAATTACAGTTCCTGTATGACCCTAATGATAATTATTATGATGCGATTAAACGTAGGGATTCCCGTAGAAAGGAAGCTTTGCGCTCTGTATTGGTGGACGGAGAACTGGATAAACCCACTCCTCCTGCACCACCAGAAGACTTTGTGATATAAATGCCTGAACCGTTACCTGTAAATGTTGTTCTAGCTGATTTAGATAGTCAGTGGAATGCGTCAAATGTAGTTGAACCTTTCTTTATCGAAGTTACAGGGAATAATGAACCTATTCGATTTGACTTGAATAGGGGTGACCATGTAATCGGTAGAGCGGGTTCTCCTGCATTTGATGAGGAACCTATCGGTAATTGGAAGTACGGTAATCGTACTTATGGTATCGAATTAGAGGTATATACAAGGTCTGGACGACAGAGATTATACGATTTAATGGCTGAAATACGCAGATTATGCCACTCCCGCATGCATTCCCTAACTAACTTTCAGCGACAGCAATTTATGGGATTTGAAGAAGAGACTCAAGAACATGCTAATGTATGGATGGGTACTATAGAGATTGAATTAGTGAATAATGCGGTACTGTTAGAAACTTAGTAAAGTGTAGTATAATAAATATAACCTTTGGGGAAGGAGAATTTTCATGGCTGTATTTCGTTCTGACCAAGCGCAACTCACATTTGGAGTAGAGGCTGCAATAGGTGGTGACCCTGAAATGATTGAGGGTACTGCTGGCACTGGGTCTACTACTATTAACGCTGCCTTTGAAGCTGGTAGCCGTGCAATCACTGTGGCTAGTGCATCTAACTTTACTGTAGGTGACCAGATTCGTATTGGTACTGTAGCTGGTACTGCTGCTGATTCTGTTACTACACATGAAGTTAGGCGTATTGAGTTCATAGATAGTACAACGTTTGTCCTCGATAGGCCCACAGGTTTTTATCATGCTAGTGGTCAAGAGGTAAAAGAAATTACCGCTCTAGGTGGGGCTGCTGGTAGAAATGACCAAGGTAAATATATTACGTGGATTCCTGGGGTTTATGAAACCATAGATACTCCAGACCCTGAAATGACTATAGAGCCTCGTAGATTCCTGGGAACACAATCTAAGCGTAACTTTTCCGTAGCTTATAAAGGCCAACAGACCTTTAGCGGTGGAGTTTCAGGGATTGTTCTTTTGAATGGTTGGCCTCTCCGATTCCCCATAGGTAAAGTTGTTAGTACTCCCTCTGATATTAGTGGAAGTGCTACTATTACCCTAGGCGCAGCAGCTAAAAAGGGAGACATATTTATCACAGTGTCTGCTACTCATGGTTTGGTTGCTGGGGATTTTATAGGTTTATATGATGATGGTAGTTTAACTGCTACACAATTAGAAGTTAGAAAGGTAGAATTAGTACCTACCACCAACGTTATGAAGTTAAATGCTCCCCTTCAGTTTGCTCATGCTAGTGGGGCTGGAGTTAGGGAAGTAGCTGCTGGTGCGACTTACACCCATGTTATATCTGAATCAGTAGATTTGGATACAGTATCTTGGCATGTACATATGCGAGATAGCGGTGAAACCGTGGCTAATGATTTCGATAGGCGTTATGTGGGCGGTATGATTGGGTCTTCTGTTATATCTGCGGAAGAGGGCGGTCTAGTAACCATGAGTTGGGACAGTGTAAACTTCTTAGACATGGTACATAATCAAAATAACCAAACTGGTTCTCAACTTTACCCTGGTGCTAGTGTAGCTGCTAGTATGCCTAGATATGCCTTGATGCAGTCTATAGATGTAGATGATGTGGGTCAGCCAGGATTAAATGATGCTACGGGCTTTCCCACTACAGAGCCTTACTATTTCTCTCAAGGACAGGTAAAATTCTTTGGGCAGGAATTTGCTAGGGTACGAAGTTTCTCTTTGAATATTTCAAATGGTGAAGAACCTCGATACTATATAGGACGTAAGGGTATGGGGGCGCATCGTGGCCCTTCAGAGATTTTTGAGGGGGCGAGGGAATACACCTTGAGTTGTTCTGTTACTCTTCCTGATAGCGCAGCAGCCACCAGTTCTGACCAAACCACCGCAATGGAACTCTTTAAACAACTGTTGCTAGAAGGTGACTTAGGTGGCACATCTACCGCCCAAGCAATGGCTGGTTTTACTATGATGTTGAGATTTGACCGTGGGGCTAATGATTCCATAATCATAGATATACCTTCTAGCTCAACTGCTGGAAGTCCAACGGCTGCTGCTCATGCATTGAATAGTCAAGGAGCTTTTATACGAACTGCTCCCCATACTATTACTACAGATAACCCATTCCAAGTAGATTTAGACATTTTATTTAGGGCATTGAAAATCACAGTGAACGATTCAGTACCAGTATATCCGTAGGAGGATTTATGGCAGTTAAAGAAAAGGGTGGCTTCGACCTACAAAAGTATCAAATTCAAACAGGGCCAAAAACCATAACGGTAGAAATTGAAGGAACTGGTGACGAGTTTGAGCTTACGGTAAAACAATTACCGTGGGCCAGAAGGAACCAATTAATTTCTAAGTGTGTGAGTTGGGACAACGATGGAAAAACCAGCTTTGGTGGCGATACATATGTAAGGGAATGTCTGAAGGAAATGATTGTAGAGGCTCCTTGGGGGCGTACTACAGAAGCATTCCTTCTTTCAATTGATGAAAGACTGGGAAGCGCATTAGAGAAATTAGTTCCCGCTGCCTTTTCGGGGGCAGAGGATGGTCTATCTCCTGACGAAATAAAAAAAGAGTCCTAGTTTGGATTAGAGGGATGGATGTCCGTCCTGAAGAAGCATACATATATAATTATTGGTTGATTACGTTAAGGCTATTAAAGATAGGACTCCCTTGGGATTATATAGCTTCGATACACGAAAACGAATTAATAATGATTCTGGGGGTACAACTAGCTCTAGAACAAAAAGAAGCTGAAGACCAGCAATCTGAAATGAATAGTATGAAAGGTAATGTCAACTTTTAAACGGGAGTAAAAAATAAATATGGCAGCAACCGTTGGTTCATTACTCTTAGATGCTATTAAATCCTCAGGGATGATTGGTAAGGTGCAGTCTAGAGTCATGCAGAATCCTGCTATGCAAGCAGGAGTGGCAGCAGGACAAAAAGCTGCCAGCATTGGTGCTATGACAGCGACTGCTGGGCCTGGTGGCGGTGGAGGAATTGCCAAACAGCTTACAAGCCCTTTGCACGGTATGATGAAGACCTTCATGCCTGGTATCGGCAAAATGATGCCGAACATAGGTAAGGTCTTTAAACAAACTATAGGTCTTCCTGGCAAATTACTAAGCAAAGGCTTAGGTATGCTAGGAATTAACCTGTCCCTCAGTACTTTACTCCGTCAATCTCAGCTTTTTACAGGCATATTGGGTGCGCTCTTCCAGATATTGGGAGGGTTTGTTGATGTTATATTAGCTCCCTTTATGCCCCTCCTAGTTAAAGTTGTCCAAAAATTGGGCGCACAAATCCCAAAAATTAGGGAATTCGCTCAAAAAGCTTACGTCTGGTTATCAGACAATTTTTTCCCCTTAGTCAGAAATGCAGTAGGATGGATATGGGGCAAACTTAGTGATGTCGTTACCTGGGCTAAAACCTTCGGGCCGAAAATTCAGGAAACTCTTGAGACAATTTGGGACGTTATCAAAGAAGTTGCTGGAGGTACGGGTGACCTTTTAAAGGCTGTATTCGGCTGGATGCAAGAGAACGTATGGCCTGTTCTTAAAGTTATAGGTGAAACTATATGGGAACTGATTCAGTTTACTTGGAATTGGCTTAAAGACACCATGTGGCCTGGTATTAAAACCGCTTTTGGCAACTTAAAAATGATTATAGAAGGGGTTTTAATATGGCTTAAAGATACCTTCTTCCCATTATTTAGAGATGTTTATACATGGTTTCTAGACAAGATAGGTGGATTTTTTGTCTGGTTTGTGAACTTTGTTATCCATAATATTCTTCAGAAATTAATTCCGACTATACAAAGTATTTTCACACAGATTGTGGACATACTTCTAAATAGTATTATGAAACCTTTATGGGCAGCTTTAGAACCGTTTATCAAGTGGTGGCTCACAGAATGGGCTAAACAGTTCACTTGGATTTGGTCTATGATAGACACCAAAATCCTGCCATTTGTTAAAAGTATGATAGACATTTTTATGCCACCTGTTACACGGTTAATTGATTCATACATGAAAGAGGTTTCTCCACATTTGACTGAGTATTTCAGATTGATGCGTGAAATAGCAGAAGCTATAATGGATTTATTAATGCCTCTCCTAAAGTTTATTTCAAAGTCTATATGGTTTTTCCTAGAACCTATATTAATGGCGGTCATTAAAATGATGGGTCTGATGATGAAGTGGATTATCATACCTATTTTGAAAGCTCTACTGTGGATTCTTAGATTGCCTTACACATTCCGAAAGGAAGTACTAGAACCAATACAAGCATTCTGGGAGAGAACCTTAGAAGAACTAACTTTCTTTGGTAGATTCCTAAAAGAATTGCCAAATATAGGAAGAGGTATCTTGCTGAAATTGTGGGGTACAATCTTTGCCAAGATTGGAACCATGAAAGGTGGCCCATTTGGTCTGTTAGAAAAGATAGCTAAACCTTTTAGTTCTGCTGGTTTACAACTCTCAGGCCAAAGTGAAAGCGCATTCCAAGGAATGCGTGATTTACAGAGAGATATAAGAAGTGCTGCCTTTAGAAGGGCGTATGCTGGCATGGGCGAACAAGGATATGGTGGTATAGGTGCGACTCAGATAACGATTAATAATATTTCTAAAGAAGGCATGTTGGACGATACCAAAAAATTTGTAGTGGACGCTGATGAACAGAGAGAGATAGAGAATATGCAAAACAGAGACTCTGATTTCGGGTCATATAGTTCACTTCAATCTGGTTTAATTTTCTAAGGAGTGTAGAGTAAATGGCTGTATCAATGCCAGTATCGGTATTATTAAGGGATGGTAGTCATGCAGGAGCTACTGTGAGGCTTGGATTGAAAGCTGAGCAGTTTGCTATCAATATTGCAAAGACTCCTATTCAAATACCTATCCCTCAACAAAGCCCAGAGATTATTGACCTGGGTATCTTCAGACCGTCTATTACGTTGTCTGGAGTTATTGAAAACGAACCTGAAGACGCATCTAATACAACGAATACTCCTACTGGAGCTAGGGGAATGCCTTCCTTTACTCACGGAGGTCAAACTTATTTCTTCCCGTATAAAAATTATCTAGAAGAACAGGTAGTTAAATGGGTAAGTACTGAGGATACTTTATTACAAGTAGAAATTGGAGATACTACTACTCCGATGTCTACGGGTTCTGTTTTTTCCTCTGGGGGCGGTCTATATATAGTAGCTATTCAACAAGCCCAGTTTACACAAGAGCCAGCTAAAGAAGATAGATGGCAATTTACAATGCAGTTCGTAGCCAAAGCAAGAAACGATATTTCTTTTTCATAGGATAGATTATGGCTTTTTCACAATCATTATTACAATATTGGACGGGTTCCGCTTGGGTAACGGCTTTAACGCCAGCCAATAATAGCGCATTAATTTCTGTTGAATTGGTAGATAAAATGGGTCAGCCGATGATGATGAAAGCACGGCTATCTAATAAATCTAATAATCCTTTTAGTGCTACTCTCAGCGATGCAAAAGGTAAATTATCTGGTGTATTAGCTGACTTTCAAAGAGTCAGATTAATAGATGAGGCTACTCGTTTTGTACTCTTCTATGGGCGTATTTATAAGAGCAACGAAGACCATGATTTAAGTTATGGGAACATCCTGAGTTTGGATTGTAGCGATGCATTAGAAGAATTAAAAGATACTGTTACTGATGGCGCAACCGATATTAATGTGAATGGTGCAGGGAGTGATACTTATCCTACTCCTGCCAGCCCCACAACCTCTGTAAGTAAAAGAAGTGGGTTGATAAAAGGTTTCCTGTCTCTCTTTAGTAAATCTGGAAATATTACATTTGCTAGTGATGCCACTAGATTTAGTGATTCTGCGGTTGCTTTCGCAGGCGCATCTGGTGAATATCCTTTAAAAGATAGCGGGAATAAATCTGCGTTATCCCACATAGCATCAGCAGCTAAAGATGACCCACATACAACGGCCCGAAAAGTTTTGACTTATGATTATTATGTTGACCCCAATTTTCAAAATACTGGGAATGTCACTCCAGCAGCCTTCTTTAACTACTTTAAACGAGGAACTAGACCTACGGCTACTCCTGCTACCTATGGACTCAGAGTTGAATATCCTTCTGGCGGTGGATTAACCAGAACTGGTAGAATTTATCCTATGATGAGTGATTATGGCTTTGAACGCCCTAGAGCCGAGTTATTTACAGATGCTGCTTGTCACTATTTGGATGAAGGCCCAGATACTTTTGATGGGTCAACCAATAAAGATAAAGGCTTTGATTCCGAAGAAAAAACTGTTAGACTTGAATTAATTAAAATAAAAAATATTTCAGCAGCTTTTACATGGCAAGGTAAAGCTATCGGTGGTGGCGTTGTAGGAACTGATTCTGCGGAATATTTAACAGGTAATAACGCTAAAATACAGTATGTATCTGCCACTAGTGGTGGCACTGATGGTGACCCTGAATATGCCTTGATTTCTGATGTGACCAACAGTTTCCCAAACAGTGGGACAATTACTGGACAAACTTCAGGCTCTACATTCGTAATAGTTAGTAGACCTAGAGAGACATACGGCATTATTAAAACAGCTAGACTAGGGGCTACAAATATTAACAACGCTGATGTAATCAGAGAACAGGCCGTATCTAGATTACGTAGAAGCACTGACCCGATTATTCGTGGGCGGTGTAGAATAATTAACAAACCTTGGTTCCATGTAGAAACTGCCAGTACTACTGTAAATGGTACTACTATTACTTTTGGTGGTGGGTTCAACCCGCAGTCCTATGGCTTTAAAATTGGTATGACTGTAACAAAAGTTTCGGCTACTGGTACAGTTCAATCGTATGGATATGCTACGTCTGTAACATCTTCTACTGTAGTTGTGGGTAATGGAATGTCTGCTACTGTAAGTAGCGGGAATATTGTACGGTTATACATTCCTGTTAGAGCTAGTGATACTACTTATATTGTAAATAAACTAGTTAATATAACTGGTTCTGATTTCCTCATTACTGAAATGCAATATAGTGAAGATAATGGTGTTCTAAACACTGAGATACAGGTTGTGGGTGCTGAATCAGGACTAGGGCCAGTACAAAATGTGGTGGGGGCAGTTGTTACTGCTGCAACTGAAAAAGAACGATATGAAACTGGGTCTGGTAATAGACGTATAGATAAAGGTCTTAAACTTACTTCTAAGTTTACACATGATGGAACGAACCCCCATACTACTATTGATTGGAGTGCTGGACAATTAACTGTAGGTGGAACATCTTTTAAAATAACTGCTGGAACTAATGTATTTGGCGCAACTGGAGAATACTATCTGTATCATACAGGTGTAGAAGGGTCTACAGGTTTTTCTGCTTCTCTAACTAGTAGTTACGTAACTAATAAACAACATGTTCTGGTAGCTTGGGTGAAAGTTAATTCGACCAGTGACTCCAGCAGTAGATTGGAATTTAAAACTCTGGGTCAAGTTAATGCTAGTGTACCAGATATAGGCAACGCATCTAGTGTGCTAAATGAAGGGTCAGTTACTACAACTCAAATAGATTCTACTTTCGTTGCTGCTACTGCTGGTAAAACTAAGATTTGGTATCAAGCCAACCCACCTGACGGGGATGGTGCGGATGCTGTATCTGAGGGCGATAACTGGGTTCGGACTTCTGATTTACGTGTGTATCGAGCAGATTCTGATAATGCTGACGCTATAGCTGCTGGCCCCGATTCCAATGAATGGGAATTAGTAAATGAGGGTGATGCAGTTGCTGTCCTTGCTAACGCTACAGCTAATACAGCTAACACCTTGGCTGGTACAGCTAACACCTTGGCTGGAACTAAAAATACTCTCAATAGACAGAATGAGGTATGGAAAAATACCAATGATGGTGTTCGGGTTGGCGATATACTTGTGGCTGTTGATAATGAGACTATATGGACTTGGACTGGTAGTGAATGGGTTCTCAGGAGTGATTCTGGTGCTATTAATCATGCTGGTACTGATATTAATGGTGGCTTGATAAATACTCAAACAATCATTTTAACTAGTGGTGGCAGTAATAATATGTTATCAACAGGTGCTGGTACTGGTAGCGGTACACGGATTCTGTTGAGCCATTCTGGTATCTTTGGTTATAACGGTAGTGCATCCCAATTCGCTATTCATACGAATGATGGCAAAGCTTACTTTGGTTATGATTCTGGTGGTAGTAACCACGTAGTTAAACTAGCAGGAGATGGCATGACTGTAGGACATAACAACAGCAATGCTTCTGGTGTAGGGTCTGTGATTTATAGATATGATGCTGGTGGTGGGGCTGTTTCTACTTATAATATGTTCAATTTTTTGGGTAGCTTGTACATCCATAATGCAGGCTCCTCTGGGGCTGCGAAAGCATTCAAACCTACTAGTAATGCTACTTTCTTCCTGGGTTCTGGCGGTGAATTTGGTATGGGATGGGCTGGAATATACCTAGGGTACTCAGGCTCTGGCAATGTGGAGAAATTATGGAATGATTCTGGGACTTTGAAATGGGGTACTACGGCTGTTGGAACTGCTGGAAGCGCAATTATAAACACTGGAAAAAATGATTATTTAGCTGCTTATAAAGATGACAGTGTTAACCCTGCTGGTACTTCTACTACTATAGGTGATAGCGATAGCGGTAGTTTGCTTTTTGGGAACAGCCTGATTCCCGATTCGGATGGTTCGTACAGTATAGGCTTAGGAACTCAGAGTCAGGATGCTGATGTGGCTGTACTGAGGTTTGTTGCGTATGAAAGTTCCATTGCTGGCAATCCTCCTTTCTGTTTTGCTAATGTGAATAATACGGGTATGAGTTACAGAACAAGTGGTGGTTATTCTTTTGTAAACTTTGAAACTAATGATACAGATATTTTCAGGGTTGGGCTTCACAAAATAGAAGTTAGAGCAGGAGGTATCGTACCCTCTGGAAATAACCTCAGGCATGTTGGAAGCTATACTTCAAATGTCTGGTCAACACCAAATAATACTTCTGATTTAAGATTTGGTTCAGGAAATTTTAAAGATTTTTCTACTACTAGAAAAGCACATTTCCATTATTCTTATCTGGCTCAAAGTCCAGAGCCTAGTGGTGGTTTTGCTATTGATGAAGATTCTTCCCGTGTTCATATTACTTGCCCTCTATACTATGATAATGTCCATATGCCTCTTTCTGGTGGGGGAGAATCGACTGCGGATATGGAGATAATTTATTATGCTAACAATAATCAACATAAAATGGTGAGAGCTGCATCTTCCGCTAGGTTTAAGGATAATATCAGGGATTTAGATATTGATACTTCTAAAGTTTGGGATTTACAACCCCGTTCTTTTGAATGGAAAGGTGATGGCACTACATCATTTGGTCTTATAGCTGAAGAGGTAGATGAAATTCTTCCTGGGTTGGTAGCTAAGTACGCCCACGGGGATTCAGATGAAGCTGTACCCCAGAGCGTACATTATAAGTTTTTAAGTGTGCTACTTTTGGCAGAAATGAAAGAATTAAAAGCTCGTATAGAAGAGTTAGAAAAGGAGTAAGATAATGGCTAAAACAGTGACAATGGAATGGACAGATGCACAATGGGCGTTGCTCGTACAATATTTGCCTGCACAGGTTGGGAGTTATATTCCAGCAGATGATACATGGACAGAAGAAGCAGTAGGCGCAGCATATCAAAGGCATATAGCCCTTCATGTCCAGCAAGGCATGAGGAATAATCTATTGACTACTACCGAATTTGATTCTTTATTTAGTTAGGAAGGTAATATGGCTAAGACGATTACAATTGAGTTTACAGATGCCCAGTGGGAATTAATTAAGGAACACTATCCTAAACAGTATTATGATGATTCCCATGATATGAATAGTCATTCTGTCTGGACAGAAGAATTAGTTGCTAAATGGTTAAAATTTGGTGTGCAATCAGAAGTAAACGACCAAATAAATTTTAAAGCCGTTAGAACCAATTCCTTTGATGTGTAATGTCTACTCGACAAGAAGCTATAGACTTGCGCCAAGCAAATCCCTTTCTGTCTATGGTGGAAATTGCTGAACAATTAAAGGTATCCAAACAACGGATACACTTTATCTTAAAACAGGCTAAATTACCCACTTCTTCTATTAAACTCAAAAGGGCAGTTTACTGTAAAATTTGCCGTTTGCCCACAAAAGGCGCAAAAACCTGCCAGGAATGCCACTTTACGTACTATTTCCTTAAAGTTAATTGTGCTTTCTGCCATGTTCCGTTTTACCTTAGACAAAGTGAGATTCGGAGAAGGCATAAAGCAGGGTATAATAATATATACTGTGGACGTACTTGCTACTATAGAGGAAGGCGTGATGGTATTAGTTGACAAAATCGCTGAAAGGTGTTATAATATATAATATGAGTGATAAGTTAGAAGCTTACTTGAGCTTTTTAGAGCCTGCGAGTCAGGCTGTGATTGACGATGTACGCATGGGGGCTGTTGAACCTTATACAGTTTTATCCATTCTCCATTGGGTAGCCCATCAACCTAGCGTGACTGACAAATTAAGTATGCTTATTGTGAAAGAATTACAAGATATATTAAATAGGTTCCAGCCTAATCGTGAGGGCATCAGTTCTATGGCTTCTTTAACTATGCGTCCTGATAAATGCAAGGCTGAATGTTTCGGGGCTTGGGAAGATTATGATAGAATACTGACCAAGGTTCCTTATTTGGAAGCTGTGTTAGGAAAACGTATTTCTGTCATTCCAAAAGACGCTGACTATAACAAACAACAGGTGTTTAATTACATTACTGGAGCTAAAGTAGATGGTTCATAAACAAAAATGATTATTGATGATGATTTACTAAAACAATGGGAACCTAAAATTCAAAAGATGTGTTCTAATCTATGGATTCCTGGGTATGACCGTGACGACCTAGCCCAGGAATTACGTATTGCGGTGATTAAATCAGCTAAAGCTTATGAGGAGAATAGAGGCGCATCATTCCACACGTATTTACATTCAGCAATGGTGAATACTATTCGTACTTTGTTATCTAAATCTAATAAACAACTATCTACCAAAAGTTTAGATGTAACATACGAAGAAACAGATTTATTACCGCTAGATATTGTCAAGGCGTTAACTGATGATTCGGATTTTACACTAGATTTTGATATTACAGATGAAATTTTCTCTTGTGGCTTGACTCAAGCTGAGCAGAAATTCCTGGTTTTACGCCTAGAGGGACTAACTATGGAAGAGATTACTGATGATTTAGGTGAACCAGCATATAGAATTAGGCAATCTTTAAGGAAGAAAATTTTAGATGGAACAAACCTCTACGAAAAGCATTCAACTGTATAACGCTAGAGATTTGCACCAAGTTTTCACTCGTTTATACGAAGAACAGTTTCAGCAAGCCTATCAGGTAAAATCATTCATAGGCTATGAAATGAAAGGATTAAAGAATCTTCTAGACAAGTATGATGCCTGGTCAATACTGTGTGCTATTAGAACATGCATTAAATCGCATAGCAGTTCTGTTACCGTGCATTATGTTATTTCTGATGCAAAGTCTTATATACCTGATTCTCACGCTGAGCTTAGATGGATGGTAGGGGAATACGGGACTCCTGAGATAAAGGAGAAGTTTAGAGAGTTTTTGTTTGGGACAAGTAGGTGGTTTCCATCTGGCTCCCAGAACAAAAAGCAACAAGAATTATTAGAATCAATTAAAGAGTGGGTATATGAAGAAGAGAAACAAAAGGGGTGGGTTGACAAAACTTCAAAAATCTGATATAATTAGTAGACAAGCTCCAGAAGGCCACTTCAGAGTAATTGGCATATCGGAGGACGAAAAATCTGTTTGGGTAGTTGGTACATACACCGATTTTCGGTCAGCAAAATTAGTAGTTGACAATCAGCAGTCAGAGGGTGTACAATATTACGTACATAGTGATTCCAACAGAATTTTATATAGAGGATAGTAATGGAGAGTTTTGAGTTCATTGAATCAGCAATCATCTTTGGCCTAGATAACAAAAGAAGTTTAAGGGAGTTTAAACATACAGCAAAGGACTTTGCTAAATTTGGTGAAGCATATAAATTTGTTGTAAACCACTTCGATAAATATGGGGAATTCCCTTCTCCAGAAACCCTCGTTCAAGAATATACACCCATTGGACTACATCCAGAAGCTCAAAGTGTTAACTTTGACTATGCGATGGATTGTTTTAAAAATCAAGTGTTGCAGAGACAAATTGTTTCTGCTGTTCGTACTCAGAAAGATGCTGTGCAGGAAAATCCGAAGCAAGCCCTCTCTGCTATAATGACCAGCCTGACTGATATTGAGGTTGCTTATGACGAAGACATAACTATATATGATGAAGGTTCCACTGATAGATTAGGCGAGTGGAGAGAACGTACTAAGCAACGGAAAATGGGAGAGGGCTTAATGGGTGTAGCCACATCTTTTAAAGCTCTGAATGGAACTGGTGTAGGCTGGATGCCAGGAGAATTGATAGCAGTATTTGCTAGACCTACAGTAGGCAAGACTTGGTTAATGGTACACTCTGCTGTAACTGCTATGATGCAAGGTAAGAAAACCCTTCTTATTTCTACTGAAATGCCTATCTCCGCTATTAGCTTACGGATAGATGTAGTATTAGGAGCGTTGACTGGTTACAAACTTTCCCACAAAGCTTTACGTTCTGGAGAACCTATTGATGAGGCGGTATACGCTAAGTTTTTACAGGAACAGGCCAACAGTAAATCGTTGCTAGTATGTGACCATATAGTAGGACAATCTACTATTTCTCTAGAAGCTATTGCTTCTTTGATTCGTAAACATAATCCTGAGTTTGTAGTAATAGATGGTGTATATCTAATATCTCAGAGTGAGAGTAAAAAGGCTATGTGGGAACAATCTCATGCCTTGTTCTATGGATTAAAAAACTTGTGCCTTGCTATGGATACGGCTATAATGGTTTCTACTCAGGCTAATAGGGATGCCTCTAATATGTTTGTGCCACCAAGGGCTGACCAAGTAGCGTTTGGCGATGCTCTGATTAGAGCAGCAGATGTAGCATTAGGAATGTGTAAGATGGAAGACGCTGACGATAAGCGTATAATTCAATACCAGAAGTATAGGGATGGAGAGTTACCATCAGACATTGCTGTTATGCAATGGGATGTAGATTGTGGTGATATTAAAGAAATTCCTGATTATGTGTGGGCTACTGATTTCTGATGATAGCAACTGATTGGAACCAAATATTGATAACACATGGATTTGATGTCCCTATAGATAAGGATGAATTTAATATTCTATGCCCGTTCCATGTGGACTCAGTTCCTTCCTGTGCAATCAATACAACTAAAGGTTTATGGATTTGCTTTCGGGGCTGCGGTCAAGGTAGCCTAAAGTATTTCATGCAAAAACATTTAGGAGTTCCTTGGAACGAAGTAGAATCTGAATTGGATACTGCTCAGTGGTCACTGGATTTCTGGGATGAACTGAGTAGTATAGTAGAAACTCCAGTGGAAGAGGTTCACTTACCAGAAGGTTTAAGTATCCCTCAGAACCATTGGATATTCCGTAGAGGTTTTACTAGGGAAGTGTTAGAAGATGTGGGGTGCATAGTTAATAAATATGGGGATTTGATTATCCCCGTAGAGGATTTTAATAATAAGTTACAAGGGTTTATTTCTCGTAGACAACAAGCTACTCCAAAGTATATGTATTCTCCTGGGTTCAGGAAATCTACCGTACTGTTTGGTGGCAACCTCTTAGAGAAATCTGCGAAAATATATGTAACTGAAGGAGCGTTAGACGCATTGTGGTTAAGGCAACATGGCTACCCTGCCGTGGCTGTGCTTGGAGCGCATGTCTCCAGGGAACAAATCAGACTCTTAAATACTCTTTATCCTGAGGAAGTTATACTGTGTTTAGACAATGATGAAGCTGGTCAGATAGGGATTAATAAAGCCCTACTTGACATGGAGCCTAGTTATATGGTATCATACATAGTAATACCAAGGGGTTATAAAGATGTACAAGACATTCATAACTCAAAGGTCTTGAAACAAATAATACAAGACCGAGAATATTGGTAAAAGGAGAACTCATATGAGTGGTATAGCAAAAATACAACAACTTAGGGACGACTATCGAAGTGGTGCAGGAACCACATTTACCCCTGGCAAGGAAATTTGGCTGAAAGACGGTGACCAAATCTTCCTAACCTCTATTGCTACTGGTGAAGAGGGAGACAGTTCCCTAGATGAATACTACATGTATACATTTAGGCAAAACAATCGTTGGACAAACGTTCTTAGGGACGATGGGATAGACCAATCCGCAGTACCTGATGATGTACGCCCTTCCCATAAATTTGCGTTCTGGGCTTTTGTATATGAAATTATGCATGATGAAAAGCGGAACGAGGAGTGGGAAAGCGTAGATGGCCCTGGCGGGAAAAAACTGTTCAAGGAAACCATTAATGACTTTCGCATTATACCCCTTGGTTTTGGGCGTAGTGACTACGTGTGGAACCAATTGGTAGAGGTGTACGAGGATTGGGGTAGCTTGGACAAGGGTGTGCTTAGGATTAAACGTACTGGTTCTGGTGCTACGGACACTTCTTACAGCATTACAGCCACTTCCCGTGCCTTAGAAATACCTTCAGAGAAGGGTGATGAGGCAGCGGAATTGGATAGCGTACATAGCTATTTGATGGAACGCTATGGTGGTTCTGTAGATGGAGAACATGCCCCCACTATTGCTAATGGTACTTCTAAAGAGGATGGTTTGGGTGACCTCTTCTAATAGAATAGACTTTGATTCCTACTGCTTGGAACTGGCAGAGTTGGTTGCTAAACGAGCCACTTGCCAGCGAAGGGCAGTAGGATGCGTCTTAGTCGATTCTCAGAACCATATAGTAGCTACAGGCTATAATGGCGTACCCATTAAATTTCTGCATTGTACGGATGAACCCTGTGAAGGAGTTGATTACCCTAGCGGTGAAGGTCTAGACGAATGTATAGCAGTTCACGCAGAAATCAATGCGCTATTACAGCTACGGTCTGATGATAATCTAACCTGTTATTTAACTACTACGCCTTGTGTCCAATGTGCCAAGGCAATTTGCAACTCTAAGATAAAGCGCATAGTAGCTAGGACATGGTATCTTCAGGAAAAAGCAGAATGGTTTTTGCGGAATGCCGAAATTAAAGTGGATATAGTGGAATGTTAGTAGATACCCAAGAAAAGTTTGACGAAGTAATGCCAGCCCTGTTGTTTAGCCCTAGAAAAACTATAGATGTAGAGACTAATGGTTTAAATGCATTTGGGTACAATCAACTCTGTGGTGTAGGTATAGCTACTATGGAAGATGATGAATCCTTTTATTTTCCATTCAGGCATCAGCAAGGCGATAATTTACCTTTTGGTTGTTTAGCTAAACTGATGGCAGTAGTATCTCAATCAACTGAAGAGTTGCTAGGCTATAACCTCAAGTTTGATTTACGATTCCTAGAAAATGATGGGCTGGTGGTTGACCGCATAGCGAAATTAGTAGACGTTATTGTGATGGTTCGTTTGACTGAACCTTCTACAGTAACAGAATTAGGATTGACCCCTACCATTAAACGCCACTATGGTACTGAGGCTGCGAATTACGACATTGATACGAAAAAGGTACTCAAGAGTAACAAGTGGAGCAAAGACTTCTCTATGGCTCCTGCAACGCTGCTAGGGCCATACTGTGAATTAGATGTAGTTTGGACATATAAAATCTACAAGGATTGCCACAAGAAGATACAGAAATCGGGGCAGGAAGATATCTTTGAATTGGAATGTAAACTTACTAGAGTGTTATATGATATGGAGTGCCGTGGTGTGGCGGTAGATAAAGCCTACGCCACAGAATCTTTAAGTAAGGTAGAAAAGCGCAGGGTAGAAGTAGCTCAAGAGATTTTTGGTTTAGTTGGCTATGAATTTTCTATTCAAAGCCCTCAACAAGTTGGAGCCGTGTTTAATGAGATAGGAATTAACTCTCCTATTAAAACCCCAGGTGGGAAAGAATCTTGGAGTGAACTGGCTCTCATTGGTATTAATCACAAGTTAGCGGGACTCATTAGACAGTATAGGTCATTGGGTAAGCTTCAATCCACGTACATAGAGCCTTACACTGACATAGATATACTGCACACTCAATATTGTAATTGGGGAGCATTAACAGGAAGGCTTTCTTCTCGTTCTCCTAACTTACAGAATATTCCCCGTAATCACTTTAAACTAACTTACAGAGATTTATCTGAGGAAGAACGCTCTGAAGTTAAGGAACGCATAGCATCTGCTATGTCAGCAAAAGGGCTGACTCGTATCGGAGAGTTAGATGATGCTGTATTGGATACGTGGGGGTTCATGGGTGATAAATCCTTCAATGAACAGGATGAACATCAAATAGCCATTAGACGAACTTTTGTTCCAAGGGAAGGATTTAGTTTAGTAGCCTTCGATTACTCCCAAATGGAAGTACGTGTATTTCTAAACTACTTGGATAATGAAACCGTTAATGCAATGCTTCAGCAAGATGATGTAGACTTTCATGCAGAAGCTGCCAAACTTGCCTTCCATGTGACCGAAGACAGTAAGGACTTTGCTGAGAAACGACAACTAGCTAAGAATATTACCTTTGGTACTATTTATGGTATTGGTACAAAACGCTTGGCATTACAGTTACAAACTTCTCAGCCCGAAGCTGCTGACTATAAGAAGAAATATTTTGCTGGCTTAGAGGGTTCTAAAGAATTCTTTGATAGTGTTATGACTACTGTAGTAGATAGAGGTTGGATAAAAAACCGATACGGAAGAGTTTACAAGATTCCTGAAGATTATAGCTATAAAGGCGTTAACTATTTAGTACAAGGTACGGCTGCTGATATTCTAAATGAACGTATAATTAAAGTACATGAGTATTTAGTTGATAAGAAAAGCAGTATTTTAATGCAAGTACATGATGAGATTATCTGTGAAATTCACGATGATGAACTCGCTAAACTACCGTGGACATTAAAGGAAATACTAGAGGAAAACAGCTTGGGTATTCCATTGGTAGTAGATATGGAAGTATGTGACCCTTCTTGGGCCTCTAAACGGGATTACTGGCAGTATACTACGGAAGTAATTGACCATCCCTGTTCCGAAGAAGTTGAAGTATCACTAGAGGATATTGAAGAAGCTTTAGCATCAGTGGACTTTATAGAAGATTATATTGATTGGAGTTAATATGGTACAAAACAATTATGAGTTATCATTAGGAAAAAAGATTCAAGAATTCAAGAATCGTATACAAGATTTAGAACGTATCAACCGTATGCATGAAGCCTTGAATGGGCAACTGAGGCAAGAGATTTCTCGCTCTGATGATGCTACCACTTTTAATGGGGCTTGTATGCAGGAAGCCGTGGACATAGCAAACCTAGTCTGCCAGAAACAGACAGATTATGGAACTACGAATATCACAATGTTCGGGCTTGAAGGAATTATGATACGGTTATCAGATAAGATTAATCGTTTAATTAATTTGGTTCAGAATGATAAGCATCCAGAGAACGAATCTCTCCAAGACACCTTGACAGATATCGCTGGATATGCTATAATAGGATTAATGTTATCTCATAAAACTTTTGAATTACCGTTGAGGGACATAGATGTTGAAGAAACCAGTTAGGAAACCTTTTAGCAAAGGTAACTATAAGAAGAATGACAAAGTAGGGAAACAGGCTGTATTAAAGTACTTACATAGTATTGATATACCAGCAGTAGAGAACCCAGATTGGGGTGCTGATTTAATAGTTCCAGGGCGTGACGCTAGTTATGAGGTAGAAGTTAGAAGAATATGGACAGATAAGTGGCCTCACCCTACAGTACATATACCTGAACGTAAAACAAAGTTGATGCACAAAGATAATTTAGTGTACGCTGTAGTGAATACCAATTTAAATAGAATTTTGTTCTGCCGTAGCGAAGTGATTAGACAGTATAAAATTGTAGAGGTTCCTAATAAATCCATAGAAAAGGGCGAATTCTTTTTTGATGTTCCCATAGATAAATGGACTTTAAGGGAAGTATCAAAAATAACAGCGGAACAGTTGGGAAAACAGAGACAAAAGGCTCATCCCAAAGGCACTCCTAGATTTTTTACTGACCCAAATACTGAAGATATTCGTGGTAGTCTAGGTGAGTTATTATTTAGTAGTGTCTATGGATTTCCTGTTGATACTACTATACGGCCTAATGGTGATGGGGGAATAGATTTTACTACTCCTATAGGAATTATAGATGTTAAAACGGCTTTGAAACCCTTCAATCTTCTCATAAAGAAAAAAGAAATTAATAATCCTGTAGAGATTTATA